CTCCCAGGTCAGTGCTATATCTTTTGTCACGTCAAGATATTGGTACTTCAATCGCCCCACTAGGAATAGCATTGATTGATTCTATTTTGCTCGTGTTCACAAGACCTAATCGTGACACTATTATTTTCGCATACCAATTAGCTTTTATGTAAAAGCAAAATCTTTCTGTATCAACTGTATAATACATATTAATGTTACTAATTTTGGTTCCGTTTATCAATTTACAAAAGACTTTATTTGCATTCCATCTAATCATAGACACTGCGACTGAGAACGAGTCTCCACCAACATTTGTAACACTAATTACAGACTCATTTATTGATCCGGCATTTGGCATAAATACACTAATCTTACAATATTGATTATTATCTTTAGATAATTCTAAAGGTACCATACCGGAACTCATCAACCCGCTTTTATTTGATGTTGCATTCCCAATCAGTTCTCCCAGGACTTTCGCGGCAGCCGAAGAAGATGTCAAAGTTGGGTTCTTGGAACCGTCCAAAGTACGGAGCCAAGAGAAGGTGTCGGACTGGGGCAACTGGTCCTCAAACTCATCTGTTCCGGCTGCCGCAGCGGCAGCAAATGTTGATATTTCTGATGCAGCGGAAACAATCCGTGCGGAAACTAATTCTGTCATCTCATCGACGGTCACCTGTCGTTCGTTGCCGTTTTTATCCACAGCTTTAAAGCCAACTATATTATTCAAGTCCATAATGCAAATTTTAAAATTAAAACAAATACTTCACCCATGCAAAATAATTACTGTTCTCAATATAATTCGGATCATCCTCGTTGGAATATGCCTCCCTCTCAAACGATACCGTCTTATACGCCCTGCCGGCATCCTTCAACCGTACCGCCCTGACCAGCCACTCCACACCATACCAGAGATAGAATGCCAGCCCGGCCAGTACCAGCCACCAGGCGGAAAGGTCAAAACACAACAGCAAGATCCAGATAACTGTACCGATGGCAACTGCCATCTCAACCCATTGACGGGCGTGGGTACACTCATGGTTTCTCACTTTCTGAGTGATTTTCTCTTCCGGTCGCTTGCTTAAAACAAACGGACCGATTGTTATCGTATGGCAAGAACTGAACGCAAGCAGCACCTTTGCCAGAAGGTTGTTACAATATACCTTTTTCATGTTGTTCCTCCTTTTTATCTAAATAATCATTCAAAGAATCAGCCAGCAGACCGGGCAGCATGGAGGTGGAGCGTCTTATGATATCCACCTCTTCTTCGTCAATCTCGACACCTTCAGCAGTAGATTTGAATATCTTCTCAGCAAGGAGATGCGCCTTCAAACCCGCTACGTTCTTGTATATCCAGTCACCGTAGGCCTCAGTGATGTTGTTGGCTATCAGTTTTTCTTTCTTAATCCCGTCGTAAATAGGAAATTGTGCAAAATTTATTCTCATACTTTAATATTTTAAATGTTATAAATCCACCCAGGTACTTCCTCCATTCGTTGACTTGCGAATTCCGTTTCGCCCGACTGAAAAAATATAACTTCCACATCTTACATACAGAGCATCATTCGCTGTTGAAACATCCCCGGTTGATGATACAGTTATACTTCCACTTCTAATTACTGTATCCAAAATACCTTGGTATAAATGTCCGTCTATTGACTGGAACCGTTCGTATTTCATTTCAAATTTGTCGTATTGCAGCAACAAATTATCAACATTTACAGCCGACATATTAGTGCTGCCGATAAAATTATTACCGATATTGAATCCGCCAATTGTCCCCTTTGTCGCTATGATAGTCCCGGTGATATTCGCTTTCTGACAAAGAATCTCTCCGGTCTTTGTGTCCATCCTCAGATTAGGCTGGCCGTTAGTGCTGTCCTGTGACTGCATGATACCGTAAGGTGCCCCGTCCGATGTGTATCCGTTCAACTTGAACATAAATCCGGCTATGTTCGCCTTATCAGCAAGGAATATGTCGGTTACCAGACTTTTGTATTTCTGCATGGCTTCCCAGTTGGAATCTCCGTTAGCGGATGTAGGAGCCGCTGATACAGAACTTCCATAGTTGCGCACAAGAAAATTGTAATAAACTTCACCTATTTTGTGAATGATCTTGTCACGCTGTTTTGCATTCCATACGTATGTCTGTCCGGAAGCCCATACACCTCTGTCATAAGGGAACGCACCCGTAGCTCCTGTTGCTCCTATGGAACCATCATTTGCAACACCCACACCCTTCTCGGCCACATAATTGTCATTCCAAGCAGCAGCATCGGAAGCTGATTTATAAGCCCGGACGGCAAACTGGGTGTATCCGGCTGTCGCAGGTACGGATATCTGGCTGTTCAGTGTCGCACCTACATGAGCCAGCCAGCTTCCGTTGTATTTGCGTGCAGCCAGATAAAGCGTGCTGCACGTGCTTACATTGCCTGCCACATTCTGTTTGCAAGTGACAAGGAATCCAGACGGGGATGGCGTGCCTGTTGAAGTGAAGTTGATCACGCTGACAGGACTGTCCAGCCAGTAGGATGCCGACGGTCCGACGGGAGCAACCATCTCCTGCCAGTCCGCATGTACCGTCCGGTTCGCAGATCTGCCGGCGAGGATGTATCCGCCGTCTCTTTTCCTGCGGAGTCTGCCGTTTCTGAACTTGGCGATTTTAATCGGAGGGTTGGAGGTTTCAACCTTGCTTAAGTAAGATCCTCCGGCAAACGATACTGTACTGTTCTTGGCATACGGAGTATTGGCGGATTCCCAATGACCGGCTGCTGTGATGCTCTCACCATCCTTTCCGTCACTGCCGTCCACAACCATCGGGACAGTCTCGACATCAACCGCCTGACCGTTCACGTAGAACACGAACTTCAAGCTACTGGTAAAATTACCGGAAGCCACCCCGACACCATCACCGATGGGAACCTCGGCCGCACCGTCACGACTGTACTTCAACTCCCCGTCCGTTGTGGCCGTAGTGACCGCACCGACTGTCTTCATACGCCGGCAGGATACCGAAGCTACACTGTAACCGCCGTTCTTGTTCTTGCTGACCATCGTGGCCGAAGTGACAAGGCTATAAATTACCGCATCGGAACCGTCCGCCCCGCCACGGACACCGGTTATCTTGAAAGTCAGTTCACGGGTATAGAGCTGCCCGTTCTTCATTGCAGCCAGTGTGATGGTGACCGTATTCTGTTCCGGAACCGACTTTCCGGCAGCGACGGATATCGCCACCGCTCCGGTGGCCTTGCTTGTGCTTGCCGTGAAACCGGCAGGCGTGCTGACTGTTAAAGTCTCAAGGGTGAGTTTCTCGGTACCGTACCACATGGATACATGGGTAGTCCATGACTGTGCGGAAGTAGTAACACCGGTACTGGTAAGAGCGACGCTCACCATCTCATTGTCAAGGTCGGCCATGATATTCGACTCCCCGTCCTTACTCCAACGGTGCACAGGGGCCGGAGTGCTCCATTCACTCCATACTCCATCACGCTTCACACGTTTGCACGCCCATTCCACCTGATGGTCTGCATCCACGCCAAGAAAATCATCTGTCCAGCCTTCCGGTATATAATCATCCTGCTGCTTCGAATCCGGCTTGTCAGGGGTAAGGCCGATGATGTTGGTACGGGTGTAGATCCACTCGTAACCTTTGCCGTCCTTACCGTCAGTCCCGTCTTTGACCATGACCATCCACAAACCATTCCGGTATATGTAAGTACAATGGTCAGCCGTATTTCGGTAGCTGTCACCCTCCTTGGGATTGGACGGATGGGATGCGAACTCACCCAAGAAGGTGATACTCTCACCTTTAAGTTCACGACCGTCCAGCAGCATCTCCCAGTCTTCATGCACGGTCCAGTCGGCTGATTTCCCGGCAAGGATATAACCGCCATCCTTTTTCTTTCGATAATTGCCGTTCCTGAACCTTGCAATTTTAATCGGAGGATTGGATGTTTTCACCTTGGAGATAAAAACACAGCCCGCCAAAGTGACCATGGTATTGACCTCGTATGGGGTCTTAGAGGATTCCCAATGACCGCCACCTATTACAGACAGTCCCGGATCACCCTTGTCACCTTTGGCGGCTGATACAAGCCAGTCCGGATTGTTTTCGGATGGCTCGGAAGTAGTGCCCTTGTCATTGACGCACAACCATGTGGAACCGTTATGGGGCACACGGGAATAATACGCATACTTCCTGCCCGGCTCCCAGCTAGGGAAGTCGATAGGAACGCGGACTGTGCTACCGGTAATTTCATCAATTTGAAAAATCAATCCCGTCATGATGATATCCTGCAATACTGCCGAGAACCTGTCGCAGTTGATCCCGTTGATGGTCATACCCTTCTTCTTGCCGAACCAGCTCTTCATCTGTGCCGGCTCCGGGTCCCAGGTGTTGGCATTGTCAACAAGGGTGATGCAGCAGTTACCGTCACGCACGTCTATGATGATATAAGTCTGACGCTCCTTGTCGGTGAAGTTCCCCGTCTGTCCGAGACGCATCTCGTTATGGGGAACGAACTCATATCCGGGACGCGGAACCATCACGAATGTCTTCTCGTCGTAATCTGCGGAAGTGATACGGTACTGTATTTTCCGGAAACCAATAAAGTCACCGGTAGTGACGCTTTTGTCATGCCAGAAGCCTAGGAGGATATCGTCCGGCTTCTGTCCCAGCGGTACACCATCCTCCAGATCAGGGATGACAGTATAGCTGCCGTCACTATTGGCGACAAAGCTTTTTATCTTCAGCCCTCCGCCGGGACTTATAGTATTATATCCTTCAAAATAGGTCTGACGGTTGAAACGAAGTTCTGGTACACTCAGAGAGCTGCGCAGGACCAAAGCCTCCAGCTCGGCACGGGCGTCCTCACCGATGTAACCTCCAGAAACACCGGTAACGAAATCACCGAACTTGGCGTATTTCTTGATGACGGTTCCGCCCAACAGGGATAATAGGAAACCGGTGCGTTCCTCCGTATCCTTGCGCATGAACATGATCAGCGAGCGCAATGCGGAATACACGTTATGGTCTGTTGCTGGGGTGGAGTCGTGGCTTCCGATCACATACACACCGCTGCCACCACCGCCCGTATAGGTCTGTCCCTTCAGGGTAAGGCTCTCAACCTTTTCCTCCAGCTCCCCGATACGGGAATAGGCGGCGGTTTCCCCGACAGTATAAACAGGTGAGTCAAAGGAATAATCAAGATTGAATTCAAATCCGATAACCCTTGACTGTCTTCCGTTCTCGAAATAAGCCTTGTTGATAAGGTTGACCTTTTGACCGATGCTATAGAAATTATGAACGCCATCCTCACGGTATGCGTCATTTGACATCATCGTGCAGCCATAGGTACTCGGGTCTATCTTGGATTTGGCAGCGTACTTTTCAGTCTTTTCCTTCAACTCCTGCTCGGCGGCACCCACAAGCCCCAGCTCGGTTATTTTCGTACTGTCCCAGCCGGAAAGCACATATTCATCTCCATCCTGGGGAAAGAGCACATCACCGGGAAGCGGTCTGCCATAGTCCTCATTCCTGACTATCTCCCAAAGTTGTGCCTCAGGGTTCCATCCGCCATCCTCCAATTTCTCCGGCTTTCCCTCAGGATTGAACTTCACGGCAAACTCCAAACCGTTGAGAAGCCCGGATGCGAAACGTATCCTCAGCTCCTGACCGGGGAGGATATATTTCTCGGAAAAGTTAACACCCGTGTCCCTAAAGCGGTAGGCATTCCATTTTTCCTCGGTGGTTGTGCCGTCCTCATTCTCCACCTTGTCCGTCACTTCGATAGTGGTGACATCCGACATGATGCCTGTTCTTCGAGGATAGACTTCATCGAAGATAACCACCTGCTCGACGGCTTCCTCGGTAGTCATATCAGGATAAGCGTCAATGTAAGGAGTGCCTTCGGGAAGCATCAGCCTGCGCTGCACCACGCCGTTCACAACCACGGTCTCGTCAATGGGGCGGTAGTCTGCCGGTATGTTACGGGTGGAACCAAAAGCGTAGATACGGGTGGCATAGGTGGACTGGGATTCTGACTGTGACATTTCCTGCACGTTTTTCCCGATCTCGAAATCCACCGCGTCACCGGACTCACAACGCCCGAAATGGATGATGTTTTCAGTCACCCAACATTCGCAATCCCATTTCTTTGCCATCTCAAAACAAGCGTCAAGGATGTTGATGTTATCGTAACTCATCAACTGGGACTTGTTTTCGACTGTGGAATCAATGGAGAAAACAAAATCCTGTCCTTTGTATGTGTAACCAAGAGCTTTCAAATTTCTAAGGACTATACCGGCTTGTACGTCAAGCGGGGCGGTCAGGTTCCAGGACGCCTCCTGTCCGGCCGTCTCCGGGGTATATTTGAAGATTTTGTTTTTCCATTTCCAGTAGTAGGCGTCAAGCTGAAGCTCATAGTCGTATGCCCCGGTTTTACGGTTGTACTTGGGTTTGTACAGATCGCATAGTTCGAACCGTCCGAAACGTGTGTCCTCCGTCCAGTCGCCCAGTTTGAAAAAGACAGGAGATTTCAGAGAGAACTTCAAAAGTATAAAGTCCTCCTTCATCAAAGTGAACTTACGTTTGCTGCTTTTTCTGACAACATCCTGATAACATGGTGTACCAGCTGAATTTCTGATCTCAATTTTCATACAATATCTTTCCTGTCGCCCGGATTGGGTTCTTTGAGTTTGACCATAAACTTACCCCGGCATTTTCCGTAACTTCCATACTTGCCGCAAGACAGATAGTACAGATTGTAAATCTTTCCCAGTGCCGGGATTTTCAGTGCAATTTTACCCTTTATCAGTTCGGATACAAAGGACGAATATTTATCCAGATAGTCACTTTGCGAGTTTCCCGTAATAAAAGGCAGGGTGAGCTCCCTAGAATCCATCTTGCAGATCTCAGGCGATGAAGTAATCTGTATGCCATGTTCCAACCTGCTGTCATTTTCGATATAGTCCTTCACAGGAGGGGGTGTCAGTATAGCCTCCAAAGCTCCGTCCATCAATTCCGCACCCCATGTACTCCAGATATTCCTGCCATTAATAAAAGCATTCCTCTCCATAATCACATTCCTTTTGTGTTTTGTTCTATCTCGGCAAGAGTGTCGTCCATGCCGCTCAATATGCCGGTATATTTTTCAATTTTCTCCAAATGATCGTTGCATTCATGCAATACATCGCGCATTTCCGTGACACACACCGAATGAGCAGCAAGTTCCTTTGCCATATTCAATGCTGCCGTGGAAATAATAAGCATATTCGCATTCATTTCCGTTCCTTTGGTTTCCAAACGTACATTAGACTCATACATGGCTGTCAGCCGTCCGCTGATCTCCTCACCTGTTTCCTGGCTCATGGTGGTGGAATATCCTTTGGAAGAGGATTGGGAATAAGAGTCTCCGGATGCGTCCCATCCGAAGATATCCGCCAGACTGTCTCTCTCGGCCAGCACTGCTTCAGACAACTGTTCCTGCATCTCACGCAATGCATCAACCTCATCTTTCGTATAACCATCCTCACCATATTCTGCCTAGGTTTCATATAGTTTTCTGACCTGTTCCTTGTACTTGTCGGCCATCATGGCTCTGATAATGGATTTGCGGAGCTGTTCCTCCAGATTCTCGGCCAGTTCTTCATTTCCGTTCTCCAGATCGGATATCATCTCCCAGTAAGAATCCTCAAAACTGTCAAAGGATATACCGGTAACCTGTTCCTTCACCGCCTCCAGTATTTCCTTTTCCGTTTCGCCATATTTGATGATATTTTCCAGATGGTTCCTGAACTCTCCGTCCATAACAGACCAGAGGCCGGCATAATTCTCCCTGATGGACTGCAAGACTTCCGGGGACATATTGATCATATCTTTCATCTCGTTGAACGTCACACCGTACTCCCTGGATATCTCCCCAGCGACATCACGCCAGTTCTGTCCTTCCCATTTGTAGGAGCCTTTCCACATCCTGTAGCCCTGGCTGTGACTTCCGATACTGCTGCCGGCACTCAGACGTGCCTCGGCAAGTTTCTTTTGTACATCCAGCTCGTTTTTTGCAATATTCAGAGCTTCCTCTCCGGCTTTGGATGCTTCTGCACCGTAACTTTCATTTATATATGCCTTTTTGTTGTCAAGCAGCTCGTCCCAGATATCCAGTAGATTATCATACTGCGCCACCATCTCATTATAACCGGAATAATCAGCGCCATGGAAAATACCACCGGCCCCCTTGATCCCAAAAATGGACCCCACCGTATCGAAAATTCCTCCTACGGCATTGCTCACAGTTTCCAGTATATTTCCCACGAATTTGTCAAGCCCCTGGTCACCGATTTGGTCAAGTATGGCCAGGATGGCAGCAATAATCCCGCCTATCTTCGATCCGGATTCCGAGAGTACGTCAACCAATGACCCGACACTATCCCCGAATGAGGAAAGACTTACATCCGCTTCCCCGAGCTGTGCAATGGCATTGGTGACTCCGGTTATATTGTCTATAGCCTTCTTTGATGACTTGTCCACATTCGTTTTCGCATTCGTGACATTCTGGGATGCTGTATTAAGCTTTTTCTTCGCCACCTCCTGCTCGGCATGTGTTCCACTTTCCAAGGACATATTATATTCATCCTGAGCCTTGGTCAGTTCCTCCTGAGCTTTTCTCAGATTGTCCAACTGGTCTGGAAGATCACCAAGCAGTCCGCCTTTGTCAATAATGGCGGATTGTATCCCGTCTAAAGCTTCGTCAACAACCTTTTTTGGCTCTACAGCCATATTCTTATACTCATCGGATTCACGGAACAGTTTCAACTGTGCCCTAACTTTGTCAAGCTCTTTTTTAGACACCTTACTTAAATCCCCGAATATCAACTCCCAATTGATCTCCTGCTTCAACTTCTCAACATCCAGGGCCGACAGAGCTTCCTCAAACTCCTTTTGCAGGGATGCGATCCTGCCTGCATCAGACTCACTATCCATCAAATTCCTGTATTTGCGCGTCAACGCCTCCTTTTTCCCTTGGAAGGTGCCGTATTTGATCAGATATTCGTCCCATGCACTTTCCTGCTCACGCAAACCCTCTTTCCTCTGACGTCTGGTGGTGTTGCTGATGATCGTGTCAAATGCCGACGTATCCACGGACACCGAGTACGAGTCAAAGGATTTTTTCACATAACGCTTGTTCTTTTTCGCCTTCAGTTCCTCCTCGGCCTCGAACTTTTCTTTCTCAAATCGGATTACAGCCTGGATATAGTCATCCTTCTGCCGCCGCAGAAGCGATATCTCCCTGCGGTTGTCAAGTTCCCGCTGTGCCAGTTCCTTTTCAGCCCCGGCCTCCATAGCATCAATACGGGTTTGGGCTATCCGGTATTCCAGTTCCTCCTCCTGACGCTGACGCTCCTGCAAATGTTTCTTCTGCAAGTCCTCCAGTTTCACACTCTGCGCATTAACCGCATTGGCTTTCTGAGGATCCACCTGGATATCCGTCTTGCCGGAAAGAATGGTGCGGGCCATGTCCCTGTACTCGCTGTCCGCATTTTTTTCGTCTGCAAGCCATGTTTCCAGCTGTTTCTTGTTCATCTTGATGAACTCATCCCGCATCTTGATCCTCTTCTCGTTGTCCTCCAGGGACTTCTCCAGACTCTCACCCCGCAGTTCCCGGATTCGGAGCTCAGCACCCTTGATCATGTCGCCATACTTCCTGACATCATCATCAATACGTGCCAGTGTGCCCGGAGTATTATCGAACCAGGAGGTGGAATATCCGGTATTGCTCATGGAAGAAGTCACATACACCCCTCCGGCCTGCTGCGCCTTCAGCGCGTTCTGGTATTTCTTCCTGTATTCCTCCAGATTATTCTCCTCTTCCTTGATGGCTTCCCGATTCATATATTCCAACAGTACCTTCTGCTGCCGCACGAACTCCCTGGCTTTGCCGCTGGAAATATCCAGTGCCTGTCCATATTCCCCCACTTTGGTTATCACTCCGGGAATATTGTCCGTGATTTTGGTGATGATGGAATTAAGTTCGGCCTGCTCATCCGAGGATAGTCTGGTCTTGGTCTTCAGCTCATCATACCGGTCCAGCAACGGCATATACTCGGAATAAAGGTTTATAACCCGTTCCTTCTGTTCATAAAACTTTTCATTGGCGGTGGATACTGTTGTATTGACAGTTTCAGCCATTCTGTTTTTCAAGCTGATCCATAAATATCCAAGCCAGGACAACCGTCTTCCTAGTTTCAATTTGGCATTTTCCAACCTTGCATCAGCCTGAGCAGCCTTGTCAGATGCGGATACATACAATCCGGATTGTGTTAGCTGGCGGTCTATGATATTGGACACCCCTTTCATGAAATCACCAGTTTTGGCAACCTCCTCATTGATTTCTGCGGCGGAAAGTCCCAGGTTGTCCAGTATAAGAAGCGACTTGCGCCCCAGACCGGTCACAATAGAGTCTGTCATATATTCCACACTTTGGCCGGTCTGCTGCGCCTTCAACTGGGCGAATGCCAGATATTTTCCCATATCATCAACCGGGATCCGGAAATCCTTTGCCTTGACCGTTGCTTTCATCAGCTCAAGATCCGACAAGGTTTCCTTAGTGGCAGTACGAAGGTTTGCAAGAAGATCAGGGCGGTCCAACTTCTCAAATGCATGAAGAACTCCGTCAGCCTGAATGGCCACCTCCACACTTTCCCTGACAAATTCCTTTGCTTTGGACATGCCGTTTTTGAAAAAATCAAGGGCAGCCGCTCCGGCGGACGCAAAAAATCCCACCACCATAGCTTTCATATTCCCCAGTTTCAGGAATGACCCGGAAGTTTCATTGGTTCCGCCACGCAGACGGGCCATCGCCTCTCGTGTTTCCTCCAGCTGCTTTTCCAAACGGGCATATTCTTCCGGATGAAGGGACTTGACAGTATTGTCCAGCTGTTTTTGAAGCCCGCGGGCCTCTTTGGCCAGTTCCGCATAAGTTTTCTCGGTGCTCTTCATGGAGGAGCGAAGGATCTTCACTTTCGTATTATTATCGGATATGGCTTTGGAATTGGAATTCAGCTCTGCCTCCAGACGTTTGTACTCATCGCTGCCTTTCTTGCCGGAGGCTACCAGTTCTGTCATCGAATTGCGCAAACCATCATTCGTCCGTTGCAGCTCACGGGAGGACGCGTTTAGACGGTTCAGTTCCTCACGGGCCTCACTGGTATTCAGGGAGAGGGTGAACTTTATATAATCATCTTTCAGTTTCTTGTTCATACGGTTACTTTTCAGCAAAACTAGTAACCGGCAAGGAAGGGGCAAAGGACGGGAGAAACATGAGAAGCCCCGCATGTCCATGGACAACGGGGCAAAATATCAATGAGGACGGTATCCGGGACGATGCGCACTGTCATTCCCGTCCGGCCAGGGAAACAACTTCTCCAGCCGGTTGCGGATCTCCTTGCGGAGTGAATCGGACATGCCCGCTCTCAGATCAGGCAATGCGTTGTTGTACACTATCCCCCATATCTGACGGTTATAGATACGGAGATCGCGTTTCTCCCGCATGTCAAGAAAACGTATATAAAGAGGGTAGCCCGTTTCCAGCATTATCGGATCCACCCCCGTTATCTGGAACTCGGCCGCCGCAAGACGGTCACGCAGATGACCTGTACGGCCGGGCACAATTTTATCCGGGCGGAATCTCACCTTAAGTTGTCTTCCTTCCCGGTAAATACCTCTTTCCGCAATATCCAACTGCCGTTGATAAATGGTCTTGAAGTCACGGGACAGGGTTCTTTTGAAGAACTCCTCCCTCACAGGGTTCCATCCGTCACTCATTCCGTACCAAGTTTAAACGACACACTCCAACCGCTGTAATCCGTATAGAATCCTGTTTCCGGGGTAGTGGTCATCCGGTCAAGATTACGCATAAGACAGCACCCCCTGTTCCTGTCACCACGCATCACATTCTTGATGCTCTCGACAAGGGGCTGTGTATCTTCCAGCACCCGAACCGGACCACGGCGCTGCATATCCATACGGTCCATCAGAAATATAAGGCACAAGTTATCCTCCTCCACATTGTCCGGATCCGTACCTGTCTCCTGTGCGGACGGTACGACCACGAACAGAACCGGAAGCTCGTCAGAACTGATACTTTTCAGACAGTCGCTCATGTCCTGGTCCACATTCACTACTCTGACGGAATGTATGCCTGGTACACGCCGCATGACATTCTCATAATACTCACGATAGGTTTTCAAACTGATCATAGGCTCTATCTTTTGGAATGTAATTTCTCAAACTTCTTTCTGTAAAGGAAAATAAGGATATCCCAGAACGGTGTCGCCCTCACCTCTGCATAGTTCCCGAATGCCCCGTTCTCAGCGATATCCATTCCAATGCCCGTCCAGCCGGTATGGTCATCCGCTTCCGGCTTCTCATCTTTTCGGAAAAGAATCCGCAAGTTAACCGTTTCACCGTCAATTTCCAAAGGCTCCTCCCGGATGATGGCGAACACATTCATAAAAAACAGATAAGCATGAAGGCAGAGCAGAATTGGCGGTTCCGCACCTTCCCTTCCCGTATAAAGAGCTTTTCCGAACTCCCGTAATATCATGTCCCTGTCGCCGCCACCCTCATCACCCATCCGTCTTACCAGTGCCATGCACTTGCAGAAGGTGTCAAACGATACCCCGTTGAGCATGTCTTCCGGTCCGTGAAAGCCGTTCCATTCCGGAAGGAGGTTGATTCCGGTACTCAGGTCCAGCCGGAAAGATTTTCCCTCACGAATAACGAACGGATCCGTCAGGGACAACAGTGCCAGCGTTTCCTTCCATGTGGATGGAGGAAGATGCCCCATATCAACTGGGAGTGCCAGAAAAAGAGACAGAATTTTCAAACGTATCCCGGGTTCCGACAATATATGCTGGTTAGCCATGGTGGCGATCTCCAGATAACGGTAATACTGGGCAGGTGTCAGTTCCTCAAGCGTTTCCGGCACACTCACTTGTCTGTTCTGATAATATATTACACGCATAAAAATCAAAAGGTTATCCCCTTGCTTTGAAGCGTGGGGCCTGAAACATAGAAATCAACCTCCTCAGGCGCGGCGTCCAAAGCCGCCACCGTATCCTGCAATTCCTGAAGATACCGGTCGGCATCGGCCTGAAGACTGTCCGCCACACTTTTCCGCGCCTCTTTCTCTGCCCGTAACTTTTCCTTTACAGTTCCGGTCTGCTGCACCTGTACGATACCTTCCGGAATAACCTCTACAGGCAGGCGATCAACCGCTTTCTTGATGGCCAACAGTGCCAGAGGTCGCTGGCATTCCTCCAAAAGAGTGTCACATACGTCCGGATCCCTTCTGACAAGCCAATCAAACCGCTCCTTTCCGACAACAGGCAGAATGTCTGTACGCTGTATTTCACGCAGGATGGGAACCAGTATGAGAAATAGACGGTGGCTGCCGATATGATAGAACTCGTCAAACTCGTCCTTGGTACGGATGAGCAATCCGTCCATCTGTCTTTTAGCCAGGCTTTTTTCCCAGAAGTCAAACTGCTTCTCCTCCAAGAATCCTACCAGAGCATCCACCGACTCATACGCCAGATTGAGTATGTTCATTTCATCCTTATATTCCTGAAGGGCAGTCAGCCCCTTCTCATTCTCTCCCAGTTTCCTCTGCCTTCCGCTACCGCCATGCTGTGCATCCAACGTGGGAACAACCTTTACCCATGCGAAATATGCCACGGCACGCTGCGCCATGAATACAAGTTCCTCTTTCTCTGGGTCCAGGTCTTCATCCCAATAAAGGTCGACTATCGCCGAAAGCACGTCCGCCCCGATAATACAGGTCAGCTGGCGTGCGGCCAAAGGCAGTACCGGCTTCCACTTGGAATAGTCCAGGCTGTCGGAAATCATTCCCAGCGCCGCAACAAGCTCCTGGCGCCCTTCTCCGTTTCTGTCGAATATCATTTTCATAACTTATATATTTTCTTTCATACGGTTTCCCGGCGACACGTTCTCTTCCTGACTCACCACATTCCTGTACAGTCCGATACGTATATCTGTTCCCGGCCAGTTAGCGTTGATATACTCCTGCACCGGCTTGCAGAGTATCATGTCCGGAATAGCCGTTTCAGACGCATTGTAGACCTTGATGGAATACAGTTTCTCGCTTCCACTGCTCAGTTTGTTTTCCAAAATGAGGTTCGCCAGCACCGGATCAATTCCGAACCCGGAGGTGGCAGCAGCATCAGCCTTGTTGCTGATTCTAATCTGTGCCTCGATGTAATCCTTCACCTTCTTATCAATAGGAGTCACCTTCCATCCCTCAAAATCGTTGGCTTCATCGCTCCAGAACCGGGTCGTGTGCATATATTTTCCCACATTCTTCATCCCGGTAATACCTCCGGCAAATTTCTCCATGCATTCATCCTTGTAATCCTCCAGCATCTTGGCCGTATAGGTTTCCCCACGCTTGCGGCATACGGATTTCAAACGTTCCTCCGCCTTGTCCCAATACCCTTGTGGAGATTCTATATGCAGACTGAGCGCGCTGGAATTCAGATTATAGTTATGCAGTAATGGTGCCAGGGTACTGGCTATTTCCAGCCAGTCAAAGGCTCCCAGAAAACGCGGGGTACTAACAAAATCCTTACAGAAGGAATAGATGTTGTAATATCTGGCCGACACCGGATATCGGAAAGGATCTGCCGGATCAAACATGGGATACCTCTCCATATATTCAGGATCCGGGAAAGGGAAATCTCCCACGACAATGCCTTCCGGATCATTTTTCCCAGGGGGAGGGTACAACAGTCTGGCACGCTGGTAAGGGATATGCTCCAACCTTAGTAGCTTTCCCCGCCCGCCAATACGGGGCGCACGGTTGCGGACAAACTTGATAAAGAAGCCCTGCATGTGGGTGAGATCAACCAGACAACGGTGCATACAAATCCGATAATCCCAGGAAGACATGTCCGACTCAATATCAGGTGCAAGCACCCATTTTTTGTAGAAACGGTTGTCCGTATCATCAATTGCATCCTCATAGAACCGGGGACCGTCCCCCCATTGCAGACCGGCAATCTTGCCAAGAATACCCTCGCCGGCATAGAACCGGTCAAGCAGGCGCATGACCTCTCCGGGCATGTCATTGTTATCCCCCATCGGAACGATATCATATCCGGCCACACTCATTTTCCTCGTGAAACAGGTGTTACGGTTATGGTTCAGCATGATACTGGAAGGTTCCCATCCCTTACCACGTCCTGATATGTCAAAGGAATAAAGCGATCCATTGCCGGGGTCCACAAAGCCGAAATTTCCGCTACGTCTTACCTCCATATTACAAAACTGTTTTCTGTCCGTTAAATTCCACTACCAGAATCTGCCAGCAGTTCAATGCGTTGCCTGTTTCCGTATCGACAAGAAACAGTTTATGACTGGCATTCTCTATTTTTTCATCAGAAGCCTTGGAACGAAGCCTGGCCGCTTTCAAAAACACCAGATCACCGCCAGACTGTTTCTGACGGTTGTATTTCCGGAATTTGATACTGAATGTTCCTTCAGCTTTGCTCACCGCTTTCATCTCCTCGACTGCGGTATATAAATTAATTTGTCCCATATTCGCTATTTTTCAAGCAAATATGGGACAAATGCAATATGGGATAAAGGACAGGACTACTTGCTTTGTGGATGCAATTTCTCTATCAGTCCTGCATAGAACCGAAAGAATTGCACCAAATCCAGATTTCTTTTCAAATTGTCCGGTTCCATCAACTCAAAGTCATCCAACAGAATATCCGTCAATTTCTCCGTATGCTCCCGAAAGGAACCGGGCTCATGATCCTGTATATTAGCCAGCGCATCTATCACTTGATCTGTTATGACAGCATTCGGGTTAAATCCTTCTTCTTTCATTTCAGCCCTCCTTTCTTGCAAAGATGTAACGACACAACAAACCAAGCTAGGCAAAGCAATGCAGGAACAGCCGACACAAATGCTGCACATACCAATGCAGAAAAAGCCAAGGAAGCATGAGTCATAAGGCACACCTGACGGTTGGTAACTACGGATTCAAGAACACATGAGAACAGTTGGTTCTCCTTTTCACACCACGCAACAAGTGCGGATTTCTTTGCCCCTGATACAGGCAAAGTAACTGTTTGATTTTTCATTTTGGTAAGCAATTAAAATGAAACAATATGTTAATTATTACGGGGAAGAAACAGAAAAAGTTCCGCTCCCCGTTGCTTACCACCTTGAGAAAGGCTGTGGGCGCATTAACGACACCACACGGGACGGAACTATATGTATAGCCATGGACATAAAAAATGCCCGCAGCAAATATTTTGGCGAGCCTTCTCGCCTTTCTCAAATGGTAAGCACTGCAAAGATGGGGATTATTTTTTAATCCACAAACTTTTTGGAAAAGTTTCTTGAAAGCAGAACCTGCCAGTGCCATGAAAGCTAAGGAAGCATGAGCCATAAGGCACACCTGACGGTTAGACACTGGTTCTTCAAGTACGGAAGAAAATAATTGATTTTCACGGTTCAGCCACATAGTTAGGACTGACGATTTGCTCACGACATTTATGTCGGTAGCAGGAATTGAAGCTGTTTGTTTCATACGGATTGATTGCTTTAGCGTTTCGGCAATAATAGAACGCAAGAACGGCCGCCGTTTCCCGAGTTCGCTAAAACAATCAATCCGTAGTCACTCCGTAGAGCAATTAAGTTGATGGGAAAGGCAGCCGTAACTTTTGCACAACAAGTTGTGACTTCTACAATCTCCTATATATCATTTTGCTGACATCTGCAAAATGAACCTGTATGGGCATAAAAAGAGCCCATTTAACTATCATGAGCATTAACCGCGCTCTACGTTCCTGACCAACAGAATTGAATTGTTTTAGCACTGCAAATATGAGGATTATTTTTTAATCCACAAACTTTTGGGGATTTTTTCTTGAAGGCGGAGCACTGTCAGTGCCATGAAGGTAAGAGAAGCATGAGCCATAAGGCACATCTGACGGTTAGTAAACTTTCTTCCGAAATGAAAATTCTCTGATTCCAGTCATATAGCTGACCTCTCCACTGCTCTTACGGATAACGATAAATAATTAAGTGATTAAGAAACAACCACAAAAAAGCCCCGAACTTAAATAGTACGAGGCATAAAATTTTAAATGTCATTCATTTATAGGTACATAAAATGTAGTTTTTGACGGAGTATAGATACCACAAGTAATAACCTCCAAAAAACCATTTAAAAAAGTATGGTGGTTTTTGATTGCATACTTCTGACGATCCCCAACATATTGCTTGATATCTTTCTTGTTTGATACTGGTGATATCAACCCGAAAAGAAAATGATTGTTTGTCTTTGAGTTCAAAACTCTTTTAGGTTCGTCAACCTCCATGCCACCTACATACAATTGGGAACTATAACATGAAGACAACAATAAAGATAATGTGCTAACTAATACTAAAAGCATTACTTTTTTCATGATTTTGTTTTTTACGAGATTATTATTTAATTGGAACAGCAAATGTAATGATAATATCCAACAACCAGGCATTTACTAATGGATTTTTTACTAGTTTTGTAACAACTTAAAAAGTAACCATCCATGGAACGATTAAATGACGAACAACTAAATGTACTGGATAAAGAAATTCTGGAGTTCTACTGTCAAGAAGCAGCAAAACGTTTGGAAGACTATATACGGGTGGAATCGACCATAACAGAGCGCTGTTATATCCTGTTCGGCATCTATTATGCCATTATTGCTGCCTCTATGGGATACGTACTCTCAAACTTAGACAAACAAAATGATCTTCCTGTCACGTATGGATGCCTTGCCTTATTCACATTCTCTTTCATATCCTTGATATATGTCACAAAGGCCATGAAGCCACACGATTTCTATGCTAAAGGAAGAGATCCGGAAGAATTCAGAATACCGGAATATGTAAAATATTTCCAAAAATGTCCGAAAGCGGATAAGAAAAAGAATGTATTGGCAGATGAGCTGGTCATGCTTCAAGAGAGCATCAGCAAACAACGTGCATTAAATGAGAAAAGAGCCGGGCAGATAAGCGCATCACTTTCTTTCCTCGCTACCGGCTCCTGTATAACTGCGATCCTTTTCATTATCACTTATATTATTTTGTGGTAAGAGGAATCTGGTCTGCTCCAGTGGATGTCTTTACTACCGGAATAGGAGGAGGAACTGGCTTATTTGGTTTACTTTTGCCCATAATATAAAATGGCGAATCCTCATCCAATGCGCGCCGACCGGTGATAAATCCGGAACCCGATTCTACAGGTTACACATCGAATGAGGAGTCATTTTTACAAAAATGTTTTTTATCAAGATTCGGCATCGCAAATATAGGGATAATATTCAACATCCCGAATTTCCTAGCGGATTTTTATTACCTTTGCTGATGCATCAAAAATATGAACCATGACAAAAGAACAGGAAGATATCAAGCGGTTACAAAAAGAAGTAAGCCTTATTTGTATGCACCTTTATCAGATCAAAAAGCTGATAATAAACAGTCTAATATTCCTTTTGCTTGGTCTGATAACAGGACTTCTGTTATAAATGCACATCCTGTTCACAGATTTTAATATCAGGCAGCCAAATCTGAAACATCTTTTTTACCTTGTTTACACAGCATTATATCAGTATAACAGCTACTGTAATTCACACAGGCATTGAATTCCACTTTCACACAATCCTTAAAAGGATTACCGATTGAGGGATTATCCCCAATCCAACTGCATAATTCAAGAATGGAAGATTTATTGGATGTAAAATACACAAACGAATGCTCCTTCAGAACATGCAGGACATTCAGATAATCAGCCAGATGCCAGTACATTTTATATGTTCCGACTTCTGTACTTAAATAAGGGGGATCAACCAGGAAAACCACCCCCGGAACATCCTTGTAACGTTTGAACACTTCCTTATAATCCTCACTGACAATGGTTAGTCCTTCCAGATAATCCTTCGCATCGGAATAGTCAGTCCGGTGGATAGTGTTATAAAACGTTTCTTTCCTCATATTATCCAGATTCAGCACATATTTCATGGAAAACAACAGGGATGACGACAATGTGATATAATCAACGTAGCCATGTTCCTTTTCCTCCTTTTCAATACGAGCCAATATTCTTTCACGGGCTTCACCGGTTATACGTTTCTTTCTGGGGAGTTCCGCTGTTATCCTTCGCAAATCTGCCAGCAACTGATTGGTATTCGGTATATTGTCAAGCCGTTGCCGGTAGTTGTCGAAATCATTATATACCACAACAGCATCAGGTCTTACCCGTTTGGTGATGTGGGACAGCAGCCCCGATCCGCCAAAAAGATCCACAAAAACGGTACTGTCTGGGAATCGGTCCAATACTTTGATGAATTCTTTGGCAAACATACGTTTCTGCCCCACAAACGGAAGCGGGGCAGACAGATACATATTTCTCATGTTACTTTCCATTTAAAAAACGCCGCAAAGATCTTCTGAATTTATGAGAAACAGGCAGGATCAGGAGCGTTACCCACTGCACGACACATGCAGCAGATCAGACATTCAGTTCGAAACGGACAGTTTCGTCACCAGCAAGCAGTGCACGGGTACCCGGGATATTGTTCTCGTAAATATGTACATTTCCCAAATAGAGGGTGATCGACTTCAGGGGAAGTTCTATCTGCCGTGCCATCAGGTACAGATGATAAATGTCAGCAGGCAATCCGAGATTTGCATCACTGCTACGCTGGTATGCGGACAACACCAGTTCTCCATTGTCAATCTGAAACTGCACCAGGCTCAGGCAGGGTGTCTGGTTGCTTTCCACACCGGTCTCACCTAGGAAAAGCACATAATTCTTACTGTTACGTTTCTCCCTGTTGATTTTGTCTATGAGTGGCGGCAGCTTCTCAAAATAGGTGGGATAAGAGTTCACAAGAATGGATCCGCAATAATCCCACCAGTTGATACCTGCTTCGCGGTATTTTTCCACCTGGCGCTCACCCTGCATAAACAAATGCAGTTCATTACGAAGCTTCTTGCGGGCAATATGATGCCCTTCAAAGATGTCCAACAGATCCGCTGGTGTAAGTACCAGAACCTCATTCAGAAGGTACTGTATGTTCCCCTTCCTGTTTGATTGCGTTTTTCCTGTGGCAAGTATCTTGTCTAGTACCTGATAATACTTGTTCATAGCCATTCCTCCTTATAAAAATGAAACATCCTAAAGATAGGAGAAACAGCACAGTCCGCCTGATAAAACAGCCCGTTCATACTGCAAACGTCTTACAGTCACTCCGAAACCGCTTAACCAGGGCATAAATCGTCCTCTCGCTAACCGAATATTTTTCAGAAAGCACGGCAACGACATAAGATACTTTCTCTCCTTGGCTTGTCCGGTACATGTATTCCGAATATAACTCCATATACTGGACATCCTCCAGACGGACACCCGCCTCCTGCAACTTTTTCAGCAGCTCGCGATTAAAGTTTATTATCTCTATCACTTTCATACAATAATATTTGATTATCTTTGCGCCATCTCACTCACATAACATACAAAATGCGTCACACCGCAGCAGAGGGTATTTGCCCCCGGCTGTGCGGTGTGACGCATCTTTGTGTAAGTATGTGGGTGAGATAACTACTTACAGGCCGGGGGGTCTTTTTCGCCTTCCCCCGCAAGGCATTTCACAAGATCCAGTGAAAAACCATCCAAACAAAGACTGATTTTCCCCTTATTTTCGTATTTATCATTCAAAATGTGCGTATTTCAGCCTTGAATTTTGCTGTAATAGCACATAAATATCTAGTTTTCAACAAATAACACCATAAAGCCAAAATCTTTAAAACCACGTCTCTTGTTTCCGTGCGGGCCGCTCAGAAGTCCCGGGGCAATTGCCCCGGGCAATTTTCGTGAAATATGACAGAGAAAAACGGCGGGATGCCTGGTACGGACAGAAATCACTCCTCAAAACCGGGAATATAGGGATTTGCATTATTGCCACGGGCAATACGGACAATGCGACGCCAGTTTCTGCGCATCATCAGGTATTTGAAAGCGTCACTGAAATTGGTAGAAAACATGGGAAGTTTCTTCGGGGCAAGCTTTTCACTCTTCTTGATCTTGAACACCACCTTGGTTTCACCCTTATAGCGGATGCCGGCTGGGGCTTTCTCAACGCTGCTGACCATTTCACGGCAATTCACCGCATCAACCAGCAATCGGGGCAATTGCCCATTCTCTCCCTTCATCAACTCCTGCATGAATCCGTATTCCTCCGACTGGGGGATGATACTCTGTCTGCGGCTCATCAGAATGACGGTCCATCCGGTCCGCTGGCCATCGGCATCCTTCTCTATGGCATCCTTTATCTTCCTGGCATAATCCTCCCCCTGTCTTTCAAAATTATTGCCGGCCCGGTCATAATACAACGACAGTTCCTTACATTCATGTGAAGCAAAGAAATCCAAGAACTGGTCAGCCAGCTCACGGAACCATCCGGGAGGTATCTCGAAAAAGTTTTTGTGGCATCGGTAATACGCTCCGTCTTCCTGCCCAATCACGAATGAAAGCATGTTGCCGAAGTCCATGCCGCCATCCAAAGGCTCGTCATGCCGCAGATAGCGCAACTCCCGACTATTTTCCGCCGGCTCCCCTCCAGGACTCCCGTCATAATACTTATGCCTTTGCCCGAATAATACATAGAAGCGGACATCACGCCGGAGACCGGGCCGCATACCCAGCACCGACTTGCAGAACTCATGCAGTTCAAGAGTACCTTGATATAAGTTTCGTATATATTCCGGGGTCAGGATATCAACATTGACCAGGGAGGATGCGTTAAGAAAAAAGGTTTGTCCGCGGCGCAATTTGCGCAAGGCCCGATCATAATAATCTATTTTCCTTTCCAGACGCGCCAGCACGGAGTGACTGGGATTGTCTTTCTTCTGCTCGCGCAGTTGCTTCAACAACAGCCCGTTCCGTTCAAAAGCCGCCTGTACAATCAGAATTATACGATCTGGATCCATATTGGGTGCATAACGGAAATACCAGTCATATTCCCCCTCGTTGACATCCGGCATATCAGTGGTGATCGTCAGACCAAGAAACAGATGCGATGCCCCGTAAGTGAGAGAATCGCCACGTAGAACAGGCATGGCACGGTTCACCTTCTCGTCCTTGTCATATTTTGACTCGTCATAAAACAGATGGACCACCGATTTGCCGGCAAGCAGTGAAGGGTTATCCAGCGAACCCATAAAAATAACACTGCCATTCCAGAAGGAATAGCAGTTCCGGTAATCATTGACAATTATGGAGCATTTCGCCTTCCAGGAGGCCGGCGGTTCCTTTCCACGGATATAATGCACCCCCTCGTACAGCCCCATCATTTCCCATCCCTTCTGTACGGCGGGCATGATGTTGTCCTTCAGATTGGCATAAGTGTTGGCGACAAAAGCGAAAGGCGCACCGGGCATTTCCCAGATACACCTGTATGAACGTCTGGACTGTATGACCGTACTCTTGGACATACCACGCCCGGCTATGACAACCAAAATGGTCGTATCCACGAAATCGGTCAGTATCTGGACATTATGGCTGAATTTTACATCCACATCCTCATCATTCGCTATCTTCCTCGCTAAATTCCTCGATATCATAAATCATACGTTTTTTCAAATCAAACTTTCTTATCCGTGCGTCCTCTTTCAGATTATCACGCACAGCAACAGGTATCTCCGGTATCGAGTCGATGAAACCCTCCAGTTCCTTTCTATCAATGGCGGGAACGCCCAGATCCTCACGGTTGGCCGTATAGATATCAACCTTTTTCTGGTTTAGAAGCTCTTCCGGTATCTCCGCCTGTTCCTTCCTGAAGCATCCGCGGTATTCACCGGCAAGTTTCAACAAGGCCCTTGCCTCCTTGATCTTGCCGGCTAGGAAAGCGGCGTCCGCCCACTTCTCGGCACGCTCGGCATACAGGGCAGCAAACGCCTCCGGACGGATGTTGTCTTGGGTATAGAAAAAATTGATGCTGTCATTATACACCTGCCGGGCCATCCAGTCGGACAGGCTGTACGGCTCCGACTTCAGCAGCCTGATTATTCCTGCCTTTGTCACCATCCTGCCGTTAGTGAAACGCATCCTGGCACGCAGACCACGTACCATCTCCATTAGAGAGAAATACTCCCTCTCTTCCGGACGCAAAGAATCCAGCGTTCCGGTGGAAAGAATGCGCTGGATCTGATTCAGATCAACCTTTTCAAAGTCCACTCTTGAAGGTCTGACCGGCAATTCACTCATATTCATCCATATCTTTTAACAGATTCTCAAACAAACGGCGTTCCTGGATCTCCGTTAGCAGCTTAACGGCATCAATATTCCCGTCCTCAGCTGCTTCGTGCAGCTTTATCTCGGGAGCGGCCCGTGAGACAAGCACGCCTTCACGGATCAGCCCTCGAATGGTGGTTCCTGGAATACCGGCGTCATATACAAAAAGAAAGCATTCAGAAGCGTCAAGGCCAAGATAGGCGGCAATATCCTCCGGCGCATAACCTAAAGCGGCCATGCGGCGAACATCATTTTGTTGCTCTCCAGTTAGAGCCAGGCTGTCAGGGGGAATATCATTCATAAGATAATTTGTTCAAACATTCTTCCAGGTACGCCAACTCGCATTTTTTGGCAGACAGTAAATGGGCAAACTCGCCACGGTCACAAGGGTGGGAGAAACGCTCCATTTTCAAGAGCAGCCCATTGATCCCATCCTCCAGCGTCCCTTTCCGAAATATCAGTTTGTTTTTCTGTTTTCCAGTTCCTTCTCGGCGGCCGATTTCATAGATTCCCATTTATCCACTGCCGCCAATGCCTTCGCACGTTCCTCCTCACCTTCAACGGTTTCAAGCTTCTTCTTCCATTTGGACACGTTGCTGGCCGCATTCTTACGGATATTCATCACCTCAAGATCACTTTTGTTGGAAAGCTCGTCAGAAGCTAGATAGACGGCAATACGGGGATGTTTCCCGAGCAGCGCATGATTGTCACGGTAATATTCCAACTCCTCCCAGATACTCCGGTCCTCCAGGTAATTCTCCACAGTTGTTTTGGCTATGGCAAACGCCTGTTCCAGCTCAACGTCATCCGGCAGTTCCCCCAGTTCCCTGAAAGTTTTTAGATAAAGGTCATAGGCCGTGAACATATCGGCAACCAGTATTTTCAGTACATCCGGACAATCCGGAGAGTTGAGGAAGGGGAAACGGTCACGGAAACGGATCACATTTTCCACAACCGGGGTGACAGGAACATTCACTGCGGTTTTCTCAGCCTTGATCTCTTCCACCACTATAGAAGCTGAAGATATGTGGGGAGAGTCCACTGCCTTCCGTTGCATTGTCCTGAAAGCCGTTTCCGAAATTCCGGCAAGCTTGCGCAGTTCCTCCATCAAGGTGGCACGAAGCAGGTCTGTTTCGGTATTCCGCCGGAAAGTGGCTTTCAGCATCAGATTAAGCCCGTACTCCTCGTACAAAGCAATCCCCTCACGATACGGACGGGGACCGCTCAGATAAGCAATAATTTTTTCTTTCATACGATAAAATTTAATGTCATACAAAGAAAAAGCCCGGCAATTGCCGGGCAAAAGACAGGCATGAATAAAAAATCCATGCAACGGTTCAATTGCATGGATTGGTGTCGAATAAAAACAGCTTTCAATAAGAAAGTCTGAGTGAACCTATTTTTTGAGAAATGTCTTTCAGCGCATGATTGAATCTGTCCAGCTCCTCGGCAGTGAATCGGCAGGGCTTCCCATTGACCACATTACCATTAATACGCTGATATAGCCATTCTTTCGTTTTGCCAAAGTAATGTTTCGCAATGAAAGACAACGATATGATCTCGGATATGTTCTGAAGCTGTAATTTTATGGTTCTCTCCTCCATGCCAGCAATTTCACTACTAATCTCATTCAAGCACTCATCCATGAAATCTGCAATCATCTTCTTGTCCCCTTCACTCGTATAAGTACCAGCTATATGTTTCACCCGGGAATAAAACTCCCCGGACTCTGTTCCCATTAACGGACGTAGAGCGTCCAATTCCTCTTTCAGTGTCATGATCTCTTTAGTTTTTTAAGTTCCCCATAGGCTGGGGAACACTGTTATTACTCATTTTCCATCTCTTTAAGAATTTTCTCTATCAGGTTCAGACGGTCAAGAAGGGCGTTTATCTCTTCAGTTCTCCTGATCCCGGTCTGTTCCTCAATAAAAACCAATTGTTTCAATTTCATTTTTACAACCCCCAACTGCATTGTGAGGTCCTTTTTAATTTGTTCCTTACTCATTATATGCTGTTTTTAATCGACATTCAAAAATAATAATCTTTTGCTTATTATACAAGGATATCTCAAATAATCTTTTGCTTATTAATCATTTTTAGCAAAATTCCGCATGAAATAAAAAAAGCGAAGCCGAAGCCCCGCTTTCCTGAAATAATGAAACCGCTAAAATAAGAATATGACTTATGCCTGATAACGGCTCTGCTCAATCCATGTACATGTACCGGATCCGGATTCAAAAGCCTGAAGGGTTATCAGGCTGCCCGGACTAGCGGTGAAGGTTTCTCCGCCACGCAGCAGGAACTGGCCGCCGTGAGCAATTGTCGGCGCCACGCCTGACGCTACACCCAGCAGGGTCATCACTGCACCATGCCGTCCGCCGGTCACTTTATTTATTTCCGCTTCACCACCCTGAAGCTGATATTGCCCTTCCGCCGTAAACGGGATGGTAGTGGCAGACGCGCTCACACTCGCCACCGGTTCTTCCGAAGGAACAGTACCCTTATAGATGGCGATGTCATCCCCTTTACTGATCTGGGTAAAAGTGAATTCAGAGGAGTTGGCATCCTTGTTACCGGTATAATTGACTCCCATCTGCATGGGATTGCAGGGAGAACCGAACAGATCCTTGTCCTGACCGTCACAGTAGCTCATTATCACGATACATTTCCGACCGAGCCAGTTGGTCTTGAACTCACGGACCGCCTGCTTGTTTCCCGGATGGTTCCCCTTGACCGTAGGGGTGAAACCAAGTGCGTCAGGATCTCCGTCTGTATTGCTTGTAACCTCCACGGTACCGGGAGTGAAATAGATGTCGGTAGAATAACATCCAGGCTTCAATTGTATGTTCTCGGTCATCAACACACCGGCCGAGTCCCGTGCCGGGAACACCAGAATATCATCCACATCAATGATACTCATCATGTCGCGCGGGTTGATCCCTTTACCCGGATTACCTTCCGGGCGCTTCACTGCTCTTTTAACGTATGCCATAATTATAACAATTTAAAATGAATAACAGGGGCGGATTACTCCGCCCGTAAATTTAACCACGTGCCACCTCATAGAATTTGCCACCTGCATAAGTCAGCATGATAAATTTGCCGGCGCTGAGCGTCATGGCATCAGTCAGGACAAAATTACCACTATTAGCGATAGTGGACGCATTCGTATTCCCGGCCCCGTGAATGGTATACACCTCACCTTCCACCGCATCTGTGAAATTCGTGATGGCCGTTTCTTTGGTATTGGTTCCCGTTACGAACACCGTGGCACCCGCCAAGGATGGAGTGGTTGCATCGTTGGCGAACTGTAATGCACCGGAAGCTGCTGTATCACGTCCGATTTCGATAAATTTTCCGTCAGAACGTTTCATCAGACGTATGGTGTCCCCTTTCTTCGGTATCCAGTCGGCACTGATCAAGCTGAACTTATCGGATTTGGTGATCTTTACCCCCTTGTCCTCGCTGCCACACTTGATGGTGACAATCTTACCCACTTCGGCGTTCTCAATATCCGTAATGGTGAACAGGCTGGTGTTGGCCACGGTCTGTACACTGGTATGCAGGGCTACGTTCGGGTTTTTGTCCTTCTCCCCGTCAATGAAGGAGGATGCAGGTCGGTCATACTCGTTACAGAAGATCATCTGGCGGCTGCCGTCCATATCCTCTTTTTTCGTATATTTGAAACCTACCGCACGCGCCCAGATGGATTCCTTCCACAAGGACCATACCTTAAGCGTCCAGTCCTGTTGTTCCAAGCTGAAATTTGTCATTTCACCGGCCACATGCTCGAAGCATTTGATATTGCCCTCCATCGTCCAGAAAATACGCTGGTGATTGTCTGCGTTCGGAATCGGAATCAGCTTCACAGCTGGATATTCCTTAACGTACATCATATTGGCCTTGTAATCCTGGTTCACACCATAGTGCAGCTCGTTGTACTTGTGATACCATACTACCATATAGCTGGGAAGATACAGGGCCAGCTGCCCGCTGTCACGGTACACGGCAGGAATCATTCCCGTACCCTGGAACAGTTTCTCACCGATATTGGCTTCCGTGATCTCACCCAGCACAAACGGCTTGATCTGGTAAACGGTCTTCCCGTTATTAATGTCAATGAAACCGTCAACCTTCTTTCTCAGCCATTCATACAGCCCGTCGGCCGCTTCCATGGCGCGTCCCGGCTTGTTAAGGTCAGGATCCTTGCGCACGCCATTGATACGGCGCAGCTCACGCTCGTTATGCAGCTTCTTGGCTGTTTCCGCTAGAATGTATTCAATGAATGACCATTTGATCGCCTGTGATCCTTCCTTGTTGAGAGAGCCGATCCAGGTTTTTTCCAGCTGCTTCAGGTCACGGAACTTATGGGCGAACATGACACTGAACATACGCAATGTCTCGTTGTCGAACTCATATTCACCTTTGGTCACATTGTCGAAATCACTGGAGGTGTTGTCAGCCTGCGAGAACTCACCCAGCCAAATGTTGACCAGAGTGGCCAGATCCTGATATCCGCTCTCCACCGGGAAGATGCTCTCGATACTGGGGAGCTTGGTCAGGAATGACTGCAAACGGTCCTGCCAGCGGATGCGGTAGAACGCACCAAGGTCCTCCTTCAGACGGCCGTAATCCACGGAACTTTCCGCACGGACCTGAATATTGATTCCCTGACTTGCGAGCAGAGCGGCACGGGCACGCATGTTATACGGACGATCCAGCGCGAACATCTCACCCTGCATACCTCCAAGCTGCTTGTCATCATCCAGGTTGAAGGCACCGGCACCCGTATTTTGTTTCAGACCGGCACCCGCACCATGGTCTGGCTCCGGCAATGCGCTCAGTACCGAAATCTTCTGCTTCAGCTCCGCTATTTCGGTATCTTTCCGGGTGATGGCCTGCGTCTTTTCCCCGTCTGTCTTTCTTATTGCATCCAACTGCTCCTGCAAGGAAGCCATTTCGGATACTTTCTGCGCCAGCAGACCACGAATCAGCGCCTCTCCCGAATTCTCAACAGGACCGGCCTGCTGTTCCTCATCCTTAAAACCATTTTTCAACGCTTCCCCGAAAGGAGTTATGAACTTCTCATCGAAGCCAAGTTCTTTCAGCTTGGCTACATCATCGGCATCGAGGATATCCTTGTCCTCAGCCTTCTTCCACTCTTTCAGCCCCAGCAATCCAAGGATTGCGCCGGCAAAGGTGGACATTTTAGAATACTTTCCCATAAAAATAAAAATTTAAAAGATTTGATTTGTCTTGTTGATGACGGACTGCGCCAGAATCCAGCGCGCAGCTCCCTCCAAAGTGTTATAACCGTCCGCCAGTCCTTCCCTGACCGCTTCATCACCCATAAAGGTCGCCCCGCGGAACACGGGGGAGTCCTTGTCATAAGCGATGGAAAGGTTCTCCGAAACGGTCCGGCAGAACATCATGTGCAGTTTTGACAGCTTTTCCTTATAAGGTTCCTCGTTATTGTTTTCCGCAATCTCCCGGTGTTCCCTGTTTTTCAAGTCGGCCGAATCCGGGTAAATCTCCCGATAATCGATTCCTTCTTTTTTCAAGGCCTCCTTGGCATTATAATAGGTACCCACAACACCAATACTACCCACCTCGCACATCAACGAGCCAAGAAAGCGCTTGTCTGCGGCTGATGCCAGCCAAAAATGTGCGGAAGCACAAGCTCCGGCAATGTAAGCGACTACGGGTTTGGGACATTCGGATATCATTTTTGACGCATTGTCCAGACCGGTAATCATTCCCCCCGGTCCATTTATCCACAAAATGATGCCTGCAATACGGTCATTAGCTGCCGCCTGTGCAATATATTCCTGAAGGCGGAACGTCTCCCAGGCATAGAGCGTCCCTTCCAGCACAATAACGGCAACCGAATCGGAAGGAAGACCGCTGTCTTCCAAATTCCACCGCCCCACAAAATTCAGATCCGATGCGTATGCGGTCACGGTATCTTTTTCAAAAAATGCCTCTACCTCCTTAAAATTGCCGGAATGTATTGAAGGAAGGATCAGTGAGACCAGATTGTAATAATCCTCTCTAGCCATGGCCCATTTTTCATTGAATATTAACTGAATACGATTCATCCGTTCTTTTTTCCTGCAAAATAAAGAACAGATCCATCCATGAACAAGGACACGGAGAAGCGGTCATCACACCTGGTCATGAAAAGACCGTTTTTCCACATAAAAACACCTCCAAAAAGGACATGGAAAGGACAAAAAGACACGCTACGTTACATAAAATTATCTGTGTTTATATTCCCGAACGGAGGTTTTACGGCGCATCTTCCGCCGCCAGCGCTGGTAATCTTTCAGAAGTGCTTCCACGCTCAGACTCTCAATGCAATACTTCCGGAGAAAGTACCAGGCCGAATTGATGTAGTCTATACCATAGACATGTTTGTTTTCATCAAACAGGTCATGAAGCTCCGCACGCATCATTGTGTTTATCTTCCTGGAAAGTATTTTGGCTCCCCTCTCGCCTATATAATTATAGGTAGCCAAAGGTTTGCCACCCGGAAGGTGTGCCTCTCGGCGCTCCGGCAACACAAGCTCCAGATTTCCGCTATCCACAGGGCATCCGGCAGGACGTTTCTGCAAAAGATCATAGACGAAATGGTACAAATCAAGATCTGAAGGCAGGCGGACTACCTTGCTGTCCGGGGTTCCATACTTGCCTATTAGATATTCGGCTAAATAATTTTCTATCGTTATCTTCGTGGTAATCATATACTTATGTGTTTATACAAAAGTAATGATTTAAATTGAGATAGTCAAAGAACAACCGGCTAAAGATGGACTGGCTTCCAAAAGAATCATGAAGGCCGTTGCAACACCCCTTGAAAAACAAAGGGGGGATTTTCGTGCAACCGTGCGATCTGATGATTAATATTATTGTAACATATTGAATATCAATATATTGTATACTGCACAATTCGCGCACGATTTTCGTACGAAATGTAAAACCACGCACAAAAAGCCATAAAATACGTTTTTGGACAAATCGAACGGAATCGTGCAAAAATCGTGCAGACATAAATATTTATATATCAATATATTATAATCACAAAAAACGCAGTTGCACGATTGCACGAAAATTTCTTCATTTTTTATAAGGGTATATTTCTTAAAAGTTAAAAAATAATAAAAAGAATATATAGGCCGCCCGTTTTCGAACAGATCGCACGATTGTCCAAAATGTTTTTTCTGGGGAAAAAGGGGTATGAGGGGAAACAAAAAAGTCCGGAAAACCGGACTTTTAAACTATATGTCTTCAGGATAAAATGCCTGCGTTATGAATTCGTATTCCTGGGGGAGCGACCGCACGCCCACAATAACACACAAGCCTCTGGCAGCCATTTCATAGAGCCTCTGGTTGGTCACAGGGGAGTTCCTGAAGTTATACTGGGCGCACATCACGAAATAAGCCGTGGACAGGTCACAGGAATAAAGATCCTCCTGTATCAGCTTGGCCGCATCACTAGGTATCAGGGCAAAGCCCAGCCTGACCGCAAGCCTTGAAATCATCTGTCTGCGTGTCCGGACATCAGGACATACCGCCACAAAAATTTTATTCTCTTTTTTCAGCATATTGCTTCCTTTTTATTTGCATATCTCACTAAAAATCACTAACTTTACAATGATATAAATTGGGATATATCATACATTTCTATCCGAGTAGAAATGCCTGTAAGGGACCGCAGGCCGCCAGGCCGGACAACGCCGGATCTCACTCCTGTCATCAGAAAACTCCAGCAATGCGTCATTAATGCTCTTGTGGAACAGCTCCTCTATGATACACATTTCGGCCACATCCATGAACAGTTCCAAAGAGCGGGCTGTGCAGTGCTCGGATACAATGATGGATCCTCCCTCGGGAATCCGGAGCAATAACTCCGTCACCCGGTCATAAAACCTTTTGAAACGGCCCGGATCACGCCCGGCCAGAGGCATTACCTTTTCCAATATTTCCTGATAACTTCGTGCCATGTCAGTAGTCCAGTCTCAAATTTCCCGGAAGATCAGGATCCAAGGGATCTTCTCCCGGTTGTATGATCTCCTTGCCGGTACCGACCGTGAAATACTCCACTCCGCCGGACTTGTCATCCACGACAGGACGTCCGTCCTTATCGACCTGATAGGGGAGTCCGGTCTTGCTGTCATATTTCTGGGGGTTAAACACAAAACCTTTCCATTTGCAATACATGACGAATTTTTTCTTGAATGAGGCAGGGGTATTATATTTCCGCTGGGCCGGATCATACAAGCACAAGGCGTCGAACAGCTCCTTCTTCACCAGGCGGCAACCGATATGCTCCGGTGCAGAGAAATACTCGTCAGCCCAGGAAATGAAGGTTTCCCCGATCTCCTGCCGCAGTTTGCGCTCCTCAAGCCGTTCTCCAGGAGCTTGGACCACACCGAACGTCAGATACAGTTGGATACAGTTGGCCAGCAGGTTCCAGCACAGGTTCCACTGGTCAAAATCCCACTCGGTAAAGAACAACGCTCCGAAATCGTCAACCGGTTTGTGGCTTTCATTATAAAAATCGGAAAAGGCCAACAGCCACTGGCGATCCGTGAAAGAGGAGCCGGTTCCGCGGATGGCATGGTTCGTGGCAATATAGATTTTGGGAGACTGCGAGAACGACAGCGTGATACGCCGTCCTCCCTTATAGTTAACACTCCAATCCCCGGTAATGTTTGGAAACAGAAACTCGAAGTTGAAGTTCTGAAGCACATCATCAATAAACACCAGCTTGGTTTTCTCCATCACGTCATTCCATACAAACTGGTCTTTGAAGATGTCGGAGTTCTTTCCGGGAATATAGGCTATAGGCATGACGTTCCTCATGAGTTCCCCTATAAGGGACTTTCCGGAACGCCCGTTTGACTCGCCGACCTCCGACTGCTTTCCATCCATACCGATCACCGCACGCGCCACATTGGAATCCTTCGCTTCCATCAGCATGTACCCGATGGCGCACAGTTTGGAAAGCAGATGGATATGGTTTTCGTTCTCCTCCTCGGGAGTCACCTCGCCGCTTTTCTTCCTCCATGTGAAATTGCTGGCATTGATCAGGAATTGCAGATAATGGCAGCGGTGTCCGTCTTCGGTCAGCTCATAGGAATACGTATCAGCGTCCTTCCTGAAGGTGACAAGCTGTTTTCCCAGATATTTGGCCGGATAGTCACGTCTCTGCTCCTCCCAGATATGATGTGAGATATTTTCATAGCCCATTTCCTTTACGCTGTCACGGGTGACCAGCCAGCACGATTTATCGAAATAGAAATACTGGCCGTCCCGGGAAGGCTTAATGAAATCGGGCTGTATGTACTCCAGCAGTGATAGCTTGTCCGGTCCCACATACTGCGACACCCCCTTGATCAGCATCTCGTTCACTCCCACGCAGCAATTATGCTTGGCGAACTGGAACAGGTAGTCCCGGACGTCGCTCGCCTCCAAGGACCTAACCAAGGGAGGTTCCAGATGGATGAACAAGAAACTCTTGTCCTGCCTTCTCAGGCGCCCAAAACCACGGTTCTGTAAAAAGTTCTGGGAATTCACGTAACAAAACTCATAATCCGATCTTTCGTTATCTTTTCCCTCATTCCTCTTGACCACACGCCAGAACTGCTCGTCCGCGTCAAAGGGCTGAGCCGATACGACCTTGCCATCCTCATCGAATTTCCAGCGGTAACGGTTGAAAAGGAATTCCGGAAGATTCTTCAGCAGATCCTTGTGGCGCTCTGCAAACGCCTCATGGGAGTGAAGACACCAAAGCTCCATCAGCCTGTGGTCAGTGAAACCGGTAATTTTAAACATTTCTACATACTGGCCGGAACCCTTCTTATCATTACAGGCATAATCAAAATCCGCGGCCAGCTCGTCCTCTTTTCCCAAAAGAGTATTGGCCAGCAGGTCATCAAGCCCCTTGTCCCCTGCATCATTTTTGCGGATATGCCCTACAAATATCTCCAGATAGATGTCACGGTTCTTCAGACTACGCATATACTCCTTGAAATTCCTGGCAGCGGAATAAAAGTTCCTGGGACGTTTCTCAACCGGATCGTTTATCTTGATATTACTTGAGATATCATCCCAGTCCGAATCAAAAACAAATGCCACCTCCCTGACCTGGCAACCGGTGACAATCCTGACGAAATCCTCCGGTAGCGAGCCATTATTTCCCAGATTCTGTATCCCTGACACGGCAATGGACGGGATGCCATGCTTGCACGCCTTCTCCGCTTTCTTCTCGCCCTCCTGGATATACAGGCGGTCTATCCTCGTACCGCTCTTGAAGGCGGTGCGTATCTTTTCCGGAATATATATAGGAGTACCGGACCCCCGCGGCGATTTGTATTTGAAAGGCTTCCCATCCTTGTCCAAATGCATTTCCGGGAACTGCCAACGAATGCGGTAGTATTCCTTCATCTCCCCGGCCGCCCTGCGCTTGTTATCCTTCTGGACATAACGGACAGGAAGACCGTCCAGATCATAATATTCTATGATGACATCATCCCCCTTGGCCGTCAGCATTCCCCGCTCATCAATCGTTCCCGGTTTGAAAGTACGGCACTGGAACACGGATTTCGTATCATCGGTCTTGTACACACTGGCGGTCACATCCTCGAAAGTCAGTCCCGAGGCGGCCAGCATTCGGGCGCAATAAGAACCCGTATCCAGCCCTTTGGCAGCCTTGCTTCCCTTCTTCATCTTCTGGACCGGTTTCCCAGCCGGTTTGTCCGGATGGGGGTCCAGCAGCACACAGAACTTCTTGGCAAGGTATTCCAACGCATCTGTATAACCGTATCCTTCGATATTCATCAGATACGACACGGCACCCTCTCCGCCAATCTGGCAGGAGAAGCACTTGAACAGATTCTTGCCGGGGCTGACCGTGAATTTCTTCGCGCTTCTGCACTTGGGGCATTCGCAAACATAATCCTTGCCGGATTTTCTCAGTTCCCGGAAATCCTGCACAACGTCAAGCAACCTGCCGTCCGACGCTGATTTTATCCTTGATATTTCGTTTTCATTAAAATACATAACAAATAATTATATAAATAAGCCGCAACTTCATAAGACAACACAAAATTACCGGATTGCAGCAACCCGGAATGGACCGGAAATGATGATGTTCCCGGAACACTTTGCACCTTTCAATTCATTGACATCTTGTCTCGGTTCACTGTTTTAGTCCTTTCGTACTCCAGCAGAGCGGACGTCACCGCCTTCCGAAAGTTCTCATTCACAGCTATTGCACCATAAAGCAGCCTATGTAGTCTTGCCCCCTTACAACTGGAAACATGTCCGGCAAATATCTCATAACCCTCCCCAGTATCCTCTTCTGACATTATTGTACAGGAAACATGTAAACCGGTCTCCTTACTTTGTTCCAGTATAAAGGAGAGAAAAGCCTTTATTTCAGTTTGTTTATTCTTGGAATTCATAATCTTATATCTAGTGTATTCATTTTTAATCTGTTATAAATTAAAAAGCTCATCCATTTCTTGATAATCTATGCAGTTTATAGGGATATATAAATCAGGGTCGTCTAATTTGATGTCAGGTCCCCAACATTCTAGTTGTTTTGCGCAATCAATACAGAAATATTCTTCATTTTCCATTTTATTCCTTTCTATTTAGTTTTGAGCCATACGGCAGACATTCAACCGCCGTATGACAATGCGCTTATTCAACTATCACCCAATCGTTAGCAAGCATATCCGTCTGTGATGCAAGCCAACCATTTACAATGGTGCCATCGGCAGCTTTCATACATAAGTATGCAGTAAACTTGATTCTATCAGTTTCCGAATCTCCATGATTGTTGGCAACCCATCTTTTGAATGATTCGGGAAGTGATTTAACCTGATTCACAATCATGTTAGTCGGCAGACTATCTTCAGGTCGCATAAATATAAACATTCCCTTACCATTCCATCCTTTACGAGCAACAAGATGTCCCCGTTTAAGTGATTCCAGTGCCTGCCCAAATGTTCCTGTTTCTTCTCCCAATAATTCACCTTTCATTGCTCCAAGAACATAAGCTGTTTGAATAAGCCCTTCACACTCTTTTGCTTCTTTGTTACACGATACTACACTTGCTGCATATTCGGCAGCCTTTTCATCTAATGTTTTCATTTTAATAAATATTTTTGATTAAACATTGAATCCGCTTGTTGAAACTGTTTCGTAAAGCGGTTTTCTTTATTATCTGGCAGTGCATCCGGTTGAGGTGAATTCTTTGCCGGATGATTCTCAACTGAATTTCTTGGTGATGCGCATCCCGCTATCAGAGCGAAAGGTACGCAGATTATTAGTATCTTCTTCATTTCTATATCGTTTTAAATATTAATCTTTTTCGATGAAAGTGTTAGTAGTATTCAACACTCCGGCTGAATCCCGATTTTTACCATCACGCACAAACAAACTATCGCTTAACAGCCTTTCATAATCGATTTTATACGGGGCACAGAACGAAGCGTATAAAACGATATATTGAATAAAACAACACATCGCTTTATAATACAATAGGTTACGGGGAAGGATAGAAGGAACTCCCGCAAAACGAAACGTTTACGCAGGTTTAATTTCTGTTTACGTGGAGGGCTGTTTCGGCTGCATAGGTTTGGCGATTGCTTTAAATGGGCTTACATGAGGTTTACATGGTGTGTAAGTAGGAGAGGAAGATAGCGGTTGTAGGCCGTGTTTTTTATGCCTTGTTTTGGATTATATATTTCTAAAATATTCCATATAATGATTATTTAGTATATTTGCACTATAAAATATAGTGATATGGCAAAGGTTGTACATGTGCATTTGACGCACGGAATAGACGGAATAAAGCGAAGAGATTGGTATTTTAGTAGTATTTCGGCTGTTTATACGGTTTTGACGGCGGAACAGGTGGGTGCGACCAAGAATTATTTGTTACATGCCGGTCTGTCCGGTAATGGTACAGTATGCACTAAAAGGGCTATAATCAAGCAATCTACGCTTATTTCAGGGAGTAGGAGGGGAGAGTAGGTGAATAGATTAGAATGGCATTAGAACGAGAGAAAATCACCATTCGGCAGTTATTCTTGTAGGGGAGACTTATGGTCTCCTGTTTTTGTGCCCCAAAGTGACGATTGTCCCTTTGGGGTGACACTTGGTGTGACAGTTTGGAGTGACAGATTTTTGTATTTGGAGTGACAAAACACGGTTTTGAGAGGGGGTAGTTGGCAGTGTGGTAAAATATGGTTTTTTGAATGATAGATGTAAAATAAGCCTCGATACACCCACCCTAAAAACCACCACCTATAAAAAGTACACATTATTATATAACGGATTATCAGTCCTTTTTGGGTGATTATATGGGGTAGATAGAGGGGGAATACCGAGGGAGGGGAACCAGAAGGTATGATTAGGGGTATCTTCAGGGTAACGTTTCATGTTCTCCGGATGGTAAAAGTGCGCTCTACCCTACATTTGCATTCCCAGAAGTGTACGCATCCGATGCATGTTTCCCTTTTTCAAGATTCATTTGTCGTATCTGTTCTTTTAAGCGACCTATTTCTTCTGCTTGTTGGATGATTTTGGCATCTTTACTCTGTATATATGGGTCTAATTGCCCAAAAAATGTTTTGATACTTGTTTCATTTGTTGCTAAAATAGGATTGCCGGGATCGGAGTTGGGGATAGACTCATTTCCTAAACCTGTAAGAAGCCACATAGCGTTTATGTCGTAAGAAATCACGATTTTCTCTAAGATGTCTGCTTTGGGGATAACCCCTTTGATATATCCTCTGATGTTAGCCTCGCTAACACCAAGTTTTGTGGCAAATATAGTATTCTTGCCATCTGCATAGGCATCTACTAAATGCTTTATTCTTTCATGTATTGTTGCGTATTTCGTCATAAATCACGTTTTAATCGAAAATAATCACGATATTTCTTTTGTTATTCGTGAGAAATCACTATTTTTGTCACGAGTTAAAAAATTAACGAGCGGCCAAAGATACAGAAAAGGGTCGAGAATAACGAATTTTAGCACTTAAAGAATATGAACGAAGAAATCAAAGAATGGCAGACACAAAGCGTGAAGCACAAAGTCGCTTACGTGTTGATGATGGACGGTATCAGTTTCAGATACACTGAAGAGACCGGGATTGTGTTTTCTGCTCCCGATTTTTATGTAAAGGATCTTATCCGGCGCTTGATGAGCTGCTACGGCGTGAGTTTGAAACCGATTATAAACGAATTTAAATAAGTGAGAAAATGAAAGCGAAAGTAATTATAGCGCAAGCAACGGTTGAAACAGCCGGACTTCTTTATGGATTGGTTAAGAAAGTGACAACGAAGACTGCTATCAAGTCTTATCCCAGTGTGGATTGTCAAGCTGTATTTTTCCCGGTTGATAAACACGATTTGGATTTTGTAAATCGGGTGCTGACAGATCAGGGCTTTTCTTTCAAGGTTGAAAACGCAGAGTAATAACAATAAAAACAGTGAGATTATGACACAGAAGGAATTTATGGAACGGGCAGGCGTTGTTCCCACATCAGAAGAGTTTGATTACATCCATGCAGTATATATGAACACCTCAATGGATAAGGACGAGTTCTGCAAGGATTTTAAGAAGCACGGAGGCAGCAGTGTGCTGCGTGATGTTCATGCGAGAGCTGTAAATTTTGAGTTGCAGGATAAGCAAAAGCAGGCACTCATCGAGGAGGTGGCAGAATTTCTAATTGGCAAAGCGTGTGCCTACGAGGATACGGACTTCTATAAACAGGCGGTGAAACTTGTCGGACAAAAGAAAGTGACACGCATGAAACTGGAGATGGATTTGCCCTTGTGGAAAGAAGATAAGGAATACATAAAGGAAAATCTGAAATAACATGGCTGACAACCCGTGCGGCATTAAGAGACGGGTGGCGGTGTGGAAAGACACATGGGGTACTGGTTGTTTGCGTCAGGGTTCGATTCCCTGTACTCTACAAAGGTGTTAAAATGTATTATAAATAAGTGGAATATGAAGAAGTATATTCATGTAACAAGTGAGGATCGTCAGTTTTTGGCCAAGGCTTTCAATGTAAGCAGCGTGACAGTTTGGAAAGCCCTGCGTTTTGAACAGGATACGGATACCATCCGTAGGATCCAGAAGGCCGCCCGTGAGCGTGGTGGTATTGTTATGGCGGTGGCTCCGGTTATGGAGACACTACACGACCATGATAACGTGATACGCCAATATTTTCCGAATGGCGCGTTGTTGGAGATCAGTAAAAACGACAGCACGGGTGTGGTGACTTATAAAGGGGAAGAGGTGAGACATTATGATAATGTGACATTTTCCAATATAAACAGCATCCAAAATTTTGCGGCCGCATTGAAATAAGGAGGTGTGAGTATGGAATTTTTCGATAACAAACTTTGCATATCGGTACGTGAGCTTGAGGCTGACGGTATTTTGACACAGGATTACTGCCGTCAACTTGCTGCACGCAACAGGCTGAAGATGGCTCGCTCCGGTGGTGGAAAGGGAAATTACGCTTTGGTTGTTGTCGATAGCCTTCCAACAGAATATCAAGATCAAGTAAATGAAAAACATCCTGGTGGTGCCGTTATTCTTTTGCGTGGCTGGATAATATCGAATTACGAGCTTGATCAGGCTGCCGTCGCTTTCTTTATGGATTGGGCTGCCCGGCAGTCCAGCGATAAGGCTTCTGATGAGCTTGCCAGAAAGTATGCGATAAATGCTTCAGTGCTGAATACTTGTATCAAGTTGTACAATCGTAGTCGTGATTATCGAAAGTTAATGGGAGAGAAGTATGATTGGAGCATGATGGCTACTACCATTGAGACGCTGCGCGAAGAGTTCGGGCATGATCTGCCGGCGAGTACCTTGCGTTTCCGAAAGAAGGTGAACGAGTACAAGCAGTACGGTTATGAGTGCCTTATCAGTGGAAAGTTCGGTAACCAGTGCGCGAGGAAAGTGGATTACAAGACCGAGCGTCTCGTGCTGAGCATCACGGTGCTGCCGAACCAGCCTTATGGCAGTGACGTACACGAGATGTATATCTCCTTTGTGTGCGGTGAGTTGGAGGTATGGGATTTGGAAACCGGGGAAATATTCAACCATAACGATTTTACGGATAAGAACGGTGATCCGAAAGAACTGAGCGAAAGTACCATTCGCAACATCTTGAACAAGCCGGCCAACCAGGTACTCATAGAGAAAAATCGTCGTGGGTGGTCGGAATTCTACCACGAGCAAATGCCACATATGCACCGCCACAGTGGAGAGTTCTCCTTGTCTCAGATTACGATGGATGACGTGGATCTTCCGCGTCGCATGAAGGGTGGTGAATACGTACATGCTTATTATGCCTACGATGTGGTGAGCCAGTGCCGTGTGGGGCTTGCTTACGGCCGTGATAAAGACGAAGCCCTTGTGGTTGCCTGTTTCCGGGATATGTTCCGCCTGATTGAGCGTAACGGATGGGGGATGCCTGCCGGTATCGAGGTGGAGCAGCATTTGATGAGCAAGTACAAGGAGGGCTTCCTGAAAGCCGGTGAGGTGTTCAAGTTTGTGCGTTTTTGTGCACCGTTGAACTCTCAGGACAAATATGCTGAGCCGTTGAACGGCGCGTTCAAGACTACCATCGCCCATAAGAACCATGAAGGGGTGGGTCGTTGGTACGGTAAAGGGGCACGGCGTGTGGATCAGAAGAAAATCAGCGACAGTGGGAACCATACCTACGAGGATAGGAAATATTATACGTTTGAGGAACTTGTGGCAGATGACCGCAGGGATTGTGCTGAATGGAACAACACGCTGCACCCCAACCAGAAGAAATATCCGGGCATGACCCGCTGGGATGTGCTTGTGGCGAGGATCAACCCGACTCTGCGCCCGCTTGACAAACTGACCCTGAGCCGTTATATCGGCGAGAGGGTGGAAACAAGCGTGAGACGGAACAGTACGGTACGTGTGGCGTACGCTGACTGGTGGCTGAGCGGTCCGGAGGTTCTTGAGAAGTTGGAGCCTAATAACCGCAAGGTGACGGCTTTCTATTTGCCGGATGAGGAAGGCAAACCGACTGATGTGTTCCTGTATCAGAATGACCGCTATATCGACAAGGTGCGCCCGGTTGTGACTTATAGCCGTGTAATGGCGGAACAGACCGAAGAAGATAAGGCAGCTTATACGGAACAGGCAAAGATAATGAGTCACTTTGACAAATGGGTACGTGATAACGCTATCGGTCAGGTAGGTGTGGCACCGGTCCAACGTGAGGAAGAAGATGAGGAAACGGAAAGCCTTGTATTACCTACGGCACCTGTTCCTGAAGAACCCGATGAAGCTTACGAATGGCAGCCGACCAATATGGCGGCAATGGCTATTGGAGATATGTAAGAATACGATTAGAATAACATTATAACAGCGTTTGAATTATGATTACAGAAGCGCAAAAACAGAAGATTTTGGGAGCGATAGCTGCCAACCGTGCGAACTATCCGAGTGACGCGAAACATGCCGCCTCCCTTGGCATCAGCACATCGGTGTACAGTGCCATTAAGAACGGACAGACGGATAAAGCCCTTAGTGATGCCAATTGGATAAGTATAGCCCGTCGTTTGGGTGTGGGCCTCCGTGCCGATATGGAGTGGAAGGTTGCCAAGACCGCCACGTTCGAGTATATAACCGCCCAGCTGGAGTTCTCCCAGCAGTCGAGCCTGTCGGCTATCCTATGCGACATTCCAAACATCGGAAAGACTTTTACCGCAAGGTATTATGTGCAGAACCACAAGAATGCCGTGTATATCGACTGCTCGCAGGTGAAGACCAAGCTGAAGCTGGTGCGTAAGATAGCTGCGGAGTTCGGAGTGGATGCCAAAGGTAAATATAGCGATGTATACGAAGATTTGACTTATTACCTCCGTTCCATTGAGAATCCGCTTATTATTTTGGACGAGGCCGGGGATTTGCAGTATGAGGCGTTCCTTGAGCTGAAGGCTTTGTGGAATGCCACCGAACGCAGTTGTGCCTGGTATATGATGGGTGCGGATGGTTTGAAAGAAAAGATCAACCGTTCGATAGAATGTAAGAAAGTGGGCTATACCGAGATGTTGAGCCGTTATGGAGACCGTTACAGCAAGGTGACACCTGATGACGGCAAGGAGCGTGAGGCGTTTTTGAATGCCCAAGCTCGGACGGTGGCTAAAGTAAATGCCCCGGCAGGTGCGGATATAGCGCAGATTGTACGCAAGACACGTGGAGGTCTGAGGCGAGTATATACCGAGATAGAGAAACTTAAAATGGCATAGGCAATGGTTAAGATAGTTTTAGAGGACAAAGGCCAAGACCTGTTATGGCTCAAAGTAAATGAAGGTGGTATTGTGGAGGAAGCTGGACCATTTCAAAATGAAATATGGAAAGATGCTTATGTCCCGTATTGGGGGCTTCACGTAGGGCAATTCTGCCCGATACACCATCCTCCGCATATCATCAAAGGGTTTCTGAAATATAGGATTGAATCAATAGAAAAAGAGTCATGAAACGAGCATATAGTCCGAAAGACATAGCCGCCAAGAAATGGGTGACGTTGCCGTGGGGTGAGAAATGGAACAAGCCTTTCGGGTTCCCTGCGGAGAATGCCTCCTGGTTCATCAGCGGTGCCAGTGCCAGCGGGAAGAGCAGCTTTGTGATGCAGCTTGGCAAGGAACTGTGCAAATACGGCCTTGTGTTGTACTTGAGTTATGAAGAGGGCGTGAACCAGACATTCCAACGCCGTATGGAATATCTGAAGATGAACGAGGTGCAAGGTAAGTTCCGTGTGGTTGTGGACGAGACCTATGAGGAACTGATAGACCGATTGAAGAAGCCGAAATCCCCGAAGTTTATCATCGTGGATTCGTATCAGGTGTCGGAATGGGAGTATCCGGATGCGGTAGCCTTGATGAAGCGTTTTCCGAAAAAGTGCTTCATCTGGATCAGCCAGGAAAAGAAGAGCCTGCCGATGGGAGGCGGTGCGATCCGTTTGCGTTATATCTGTGACATGAAGATCAGGGTGGTTGGTTATAAGGCGTATTGTCAAGGCCGTGCCATCGGTGAGGCCGGCAGTTATTACGCGGTATGGGAAGAAGGGATTATTCAAACGAGTAATAACTTGTAATTATGGACAAGCTGAAGATGAGACGCAAGAATCTCCTGTATAAATTGCGTCGGAAAGGCTTTCGGTGCTCTACCAAGGAACGGGTGATATTTTGCCCCTACGGTAGCAACCCTTTGACTGTGGTCCAGATACGGCGGCTTTGCAAGGAATATGATTTTAAGGTGCAATTTGAAATAGTGTGACGATATGGAAAAAAGTGAGACGAAGATCTGCTGCATTTGTGGCAGGAGATTTACGGAACCGGGCAATAGCCCCGTTCCCGTGAGACAGGAGGGCGAGTGTTGTCGGAACTGCAACTGGACGATAGTACTGCCGGAAAGATTCAAAAGAAGCAAACAACTAAACAAAGAAACGATGGAAAAAGACAAGGTTTACATCAGCGGGGCAATAGCCCACTACAACATTGACGAGCGCAAGGGTGTGTTTGCCAATGCGGAACAGAATTTGAGAAATATGGGCTTTTCCCCGGTCAATCCTTTTAAGAACGGACTGCCGGATGAGGCTCATTGGAGAGAACACATGCGGGCGGATATAGCCCTGCTTTTGGATTGTGAGTATATCTATATGCTGAAGGACTGGGAACTGAGCAAAGGCGCGAAGCTGGAGCTTGATGTGGCGAGTTCATGCGGCATTAAAGTATTATTTGAGTAAAAATGGCCGATATGGGAAAAATAAAAATGGAAACCGGTGTCGTGGTGATAACGTTGACCGCTACGGTATATAGAGGAATAATTCGTGAAACCCACTCCTCACGCATAGGATTTTGCGGGGAGTACAATAAGGAAATACTTTCTAAAATGGGTGATGAGTTCAAAAAGATATATGCCGGACAAATCGAGGCTGAATACAAAGGTAAATCAGTGAAACCGGATAAGATAATTTATCGTGTCAGTACCAAATCAACGGAATGTGAAATGATTCTTAATGGCAAATGATATGGCACAGGAAGTAACCAATTTCGCCCGGTTTTACGCTTTGTTCAACAAGCTGCCGTTCAACGGAGACCGTGAAGAGTTCAAGAAGTCCATCGTGTTGCAGTATACATGGAACCGGACAGACAGTCTTCGTGAAATGACGAGGCTTGAATATAAGACCTGTTGTGAGGGATTGGAGAAATTGGCCGGTGTGGACGAGCGTCGTCAGAGGATGAGGGAGGAGCTTAAATATTGGCGCAGCGTGTGTTTGAGACTCATGCAAAAGATGGGAATCGACACTTCGGACTGGGCGCGTGTCAATGACTTCTGCCGGAATCCCCGGATTGCGGGAAAGGCGTTCAGTCAAATCTCTTCGGACGAACTGGAACAACTGGCTGTAAAGCTGCGCTCTATCCGGCGCAAGGGCGGGCTCAAGGGAAAAAAGAAAGAGGAAGTAAAACAACCGGCGGCGGTGACCTATATGTTCATAGACACCAAAGCCCCTAAAAATTGACGGATATGGATAAGAGATTTAATGAACTGCTTGAGAATGTCAAGAACCAGATACTTGACGTGTTCCCGGAAATGGACCGGGATGATCGGGAAGAGTTTTTCAACAGGCTGAACGAGTGGTCTTATGAGAAATATGAGGAAGCCCTGTTGGAAAGCGAGTTGGAAACGCCAGATTATAGCGAGGAGGATTAGTATGGGAATTGACGATCAGAACAAGCTGGTTAATGCCGGTTTCCAGATAATCCGTAAGGACGATTATCCTTCCCCGAGGATTAAGTTTTGTACAGGCCGGAATGGAAGTTGGAAGACGTATAAGAAGTTTGAGACAAAGGCTGAAAGAGACAGGGCGTTTGCCTTGCTTTTGAAGGATGAGAAAATAATCAGTGATTAACCATCAAAATTTGTTACAATGGCAAAAAGAGAAAAGAAAGTGATCATTACCGGCGTGACCAGGGAGGCCGCCGACGAAGCGTTTGCAAATTATGCGAAGGCAGATGCGCAGAGTGCGAAGATTACGGCGGACATCGAGCTTCAGTGCGCGAAGATCCGTGAGAAGTACGCTAACAAACTGGCAGAGCTGGAAGGAGAGAAGGAAAAGGCGTTCGACACCTTGCAGGCCTATGCCACCGAGAACCAGGCAGAATTGTTCTCCAAGAAAAAGAGCCTTGAGATGGCGCACGGCGTTATCGGTTTCCGTACCGGAACGCCAAAGTTGAAAACCTTGAAAGGCTTCACGTGGGCGAGTGCGTTGCAGCTTGTCAAGGAGTTTCTTCCCGGTTACGTGCGCCAGACGGAGGAGATTGCCAAGGACAAGCTGCTTGCGGACCGTGACACCGAAGAGATGGCTCCGCAGATGGCCAAGTGTGGCATACAGGTGGCCCAGGACGAGACATTCTATGTTGAACCGAAAAAGGAGGATGCCGCATGAAACATAACGTAGAGAAGACCCCAAAAGTAGCCCTGTGCCGTGCTTGTCACGGCACGGGTGTCATACAGAGAACGACCGAACTTCCTTCCCGGATTTTCAGAAAAAAGAAAGTGAATATTACCGAGGAGTCTTGTCCCCAGTGTGGCGGCAGCGGCCGGGTGATAGTGAGCGCGAAGATGGAACTGGATATTCAACCATATAATCCAAAGAAGGAGTAAGCGATGGCAAAGCGACGCGGAGTAAGTTATGAGAAACGTGTGGAGGAGATAAACAGGATATACGACCAATATGCCAAACGCGGTGTACCGAACCGCGAGATCTGGCGGCGGTACGTATATCCTGTATATGCCGTTACCGAACGTACATTCTACAATATACTCAACGCGAGCGCGGATGCGAGCAAGAAGATAGCTGACGAGGAGACCCGCCAGCTTTTACTCTTTAATGACGATGACTATGAACAAGGACGTGCAGAAGATAATCGCCCGGATCCTGCAGGATATCCGGGTGGAGATGACAGATGAGTTCGACCGTAATTTTGAGCGTCAGGCTTTTTTCTCCGAGGCATGGCAGCGGCGTAAAAGCCCGACACGTCCCGGAGGTTCTATTTTGATAGATACCGGCCGGCTCAGGCGGAGCGTTTCCAGCCGGACCACGGAGAACAGCATCACGTTTTACACCGACCTTTCGTATGCGGCCATTCACAATGACGGCGGGGAGATAAGGGTGACAAAAAAGATGAAGCGTTACTTTTGGCATAAATACTACGAGGCGACCGGTTCTTTCGGACGCAGGAAGAATGGAGAGAAACGCAAGGACAAACGTACCGTGCAGCTGACCGGCGAGGCGGAGTTCTGGAAGTTCATGGCCTTGAAAAAGGAGGGCAGCATGATCAAGATTCCCCGAAGGCGTTTCTTGGGGGTTTCTCCCGAAGTGGAGAAGGCTGTCCGTGAAATCATAGAGGAAAATATAACGGAATATTTCAATGTTGAATTTGACATAAGACGGAAATGAGAAAGGAACTTTATAATATGCTCTGCAAGGAGCTGAAGGAGGTGGGCGGAGGCTTGATAAAACACATCGACCTGTGGAACCACAATGTGGAGTTTATCGAGCAGGAGGAGAATTGGGAACGCCCTGCCGTGTTCGTGGAGTTCTGCCCGATACGCTGGAACGCGATTGTGGACGGGGTGGAATATCGGGCCGAACCGGAAGTGAAACTGCATATCGTGACGGACTGGGCCGGTGCAGCCAACGAGGGCAGTCCGTTCAAGGAAGAGGCGTTGGAGGTGTTTGACCTGCCGGAACTGATACATGAGCGGCTCTCGTGCATGGATGGCGATACTTTCATGGCATTTGACCTTGTGGAGAGCCAGACGAACCACAACCACGAGGAGATCGTGGAAAATATCGAGGTGTATTCGTGCGTGGCCTTCAAACGGCTTCGATAAACGGCCATGTTCGGACAGTAAAGCCTCCGGCGGACAAATTACCGCCGGAGGCTTTCTATTTCAACAGGGGGCAAAGAAACGCCGTCAGACAGCCTCTTTTTTGAACAGCATCATGTCCGTGTAGGATGAGCTGTAGTTTATGTGGGCGTTGAACTCCATCCGGGTACATCCCTCGAACGGGTTGCCGATGTTTTTGTTTTTCCCGATCCATTCGCACAGCTCCAGGATGGAGGATTTGTTTGAGGTGAAATAGACGAACGGATGCCCGGATAGCACGTTCAGCACGTCGAGGTAATCCGACATACGCCAACTCATATTGTAAGTACCCACGTCGGTGGAAAGGTACGGCGGGTCCACCAGGAACACCACGCCCGGCGTGTCTTTGTACCGGTTGAACAGCTCCTTGTAATCGCAGGAGACGATTTCCAGCCCCTCCAGATAATCCGTGCACTCCGGATAGTCCGCTTTCCGGATGTTGTTATAAAGGGCTTCCTTCCGCATCTCCGGTACGTTCAGTTTATATTTCATGGAGAACATCAAAGAGGAGGACAGGGTGATGAAGTCCACGTAACCGGTCTCGTGCTCCTCCTGGAGGATACGGCTGAAGATGCGCTCACGCAGTTCTCCGGTTATGGTCTTGTGCCGTGGAACGGAATTCCCTACCATGGCACGCAGGTCGGCGATCAGCCGGTTTGTCCTTGGGATGTTTTCCAACCGCTTGTGGTAATTGTCGAAATCGTTGTATATGACCGTGGCTTCCGGCTTGCATCGTTTGGTGATGTGTGATAACAGGCCGGAACCGCCGAAAAGGTCAACGAATACCGTGCTTTCCGGATATTGTTCCAATACTTTCATAAACTTGCGTGCGAACATGCGCTTTTGGCCCACGAATGGCAGCGGGGCTGACAGATACGTCTTTTTCATACGTTCAATTCGAATTTTACGTTAGGATTTCCGGCAAGCAGTTCTTGTGTGCGTGTGACGTTGTTCTCGTAAATATGCACGTTGCCGAGGTTGATTGTGATGGATTTCAGGGGTAGTTCTATTTGCCGGGATATAAGGTACAGGTGATAGATGTCCGCCGGTAATCCGAGGTTGGCGTCCGAGCTACGCTGGTAGGCCGTCAGGACCAGTTCGCCTTGTTCGATCTGGAACTGTACGAGGCTGAGGCATGGTGCCTGGTTGCTTTCCGTGCCGGTCGAACCGAGGAACAGCACGTAGTTCTTGCTGCTTCGTTTTTCCCGGTTGATTTTGCCAATCAGAGGTGGCAGCTTCTCGAAATAGGTAGGGTAGGAGTTCACGAGGATGGAGCCGCAGTAGTCCCACCAGTTTATCCCGGCTTCCCGGTATTTCTCAACCTGTCTTTCCCCGCTCATGAAGAGCGACAGTTCGCTTCTGAGCTTTTTCCGTGCGATATTGTGTCCCTCGAAAATATCGAGCAGTTCCGCAGGGGACAGCGTTACCGTCTCGTTCAGTAGGTAACGGCTTTCGCCTTTTCTGCCTTTTTGTGTCTTGCCGTCGGCAAGTACCTTTTTCAGGATTTGATAATACTTGTTCATGGTGTGTCGTTTTGATACCCTGCAAAGGTACCGCGCTGTTATCCCTCTTCAATGGGGAGGCTGTCCCATTACACTGCAAACGGGTTACAGTCGCTTTGCAGCCGTTTGATGAGCGTGTATACCTTTCGCTCGCAAACATTATAACGTTCGGCCAGTACTGCCACGATGTAGGAAACCTTTTCGCCTTCGTCCAACAGCCTGTTGTAGTCATTGTATAGTTCGATATACTGTACGTCTTCCATCCGGATTCCCACTTTCCGGCATGTTTTCAGCATTCCTTTATTCAATTTCAGTATCTCAATTACTTTCATATTCAACAAAAATTAGTACTTTTGCACTGTCTCACTTATTAAACAACAACGAAAACACCCAAATGGGGTGGCATGAGGGCATTGCCCCCGGCCGCGCTCCATTTGGGTGCGTTGTGTTTAATAGTAAGTGAGACGACTGTTTTAACAGGCCGGGGGCTTTTT